CCACCCCGACCCCTCCCTCCCCGAGAATTGTACAAATCACTGATTAGGTGGGGTGATCAATGCCGTAGATCGTGGCCGCGCGACGATCGATCAAGTGCTTTCGACCTTTCGGAAATCGCGAGACGAGATCCACACTCAGCGCGCGGCGTCGTTCTCGACCGACTCGTACTGGCTGATCTGATCTCCCTGCTAGAGGCGTCACTTTCGCAACCCCATTGCATTTTGCACTCGTCGCGTGTCACCTTGCGCGAAATTCTGCGAGACGATCGACCGCTAGCGATCGACCTCAACCCTTCACCGGCTCACATGCTCGAGCCTGCCCCGCGCGGTGCCTAGCGGCCCGCCGGGGCGTAGTTTTCTGAGGGGTCGATGGCCGCGAAACTTCCTGCGCAGCTGTTCCTCGTCTCACCGCCTGAACCGTCGCCTGCTGCTCGAGCGCCTCGCCCGAAGCCCGCGGCACTGATCGCGTTCGACGAGTTCTTGCGGCAGCGCGCCGAGTGGTACGCCGAGAACATCGGCGAGCCGGCGCCGCCCGAGCCGGTGCAGATCAGCTACGTGGTGATGACCTTCCCGCGGCTGCGCGCCACCGCCGGCGAGCTGCTCTTCGAGGTCTTCGCCGAGTGGTTCCGCGACGAGTGGGCGAGCGGGCTCGAGGTGCCGTTCAGCTACCGGGTGCTCGCGGTGCCCAAGGTGTTCGAGAACCTCGTGCGCCAGGTGCGAGGGCAGCGGTGAACCCGTTCGCCTTCATCCGACGCGAGCGCGAGAAGTTCGAGGCCGACAAGCGCCGGGTGCGCGCGGCGATGCGGCTCATGTGCAAGAAGATCTCGACCGACGCGATCACGCCTCCGACGTGGAAGTTCCGTGTCACCGACACCGGGTTCTGGATCCTCGAGATCAGTTCGCTGCGCGTCGAGCTGCGCGAGCGGAACGCCGACGATCTGATTCGCGCCGCGGGCTGCGCGCACAACGTCGACGACCTCGCGGCGCGGTTGCTCGACCGGAAGAAGCGCGTCGCCCGGGCCCGCGCCGCTGGGGTGAACGTTCGATGACCGCAGAGGTTCGCCAGCTGCCGACCGCGCAGCGGCCGCCCGACATGCTCGAGGCGATGGTGATCGGCGGCCTCGTCGCTGGCTTCACTGATGCGGCGCTGCTCGACGCCTTGTTGCTGCAGCAAGAGGATTTCCGCGAGACCTTCTACAGAACGAGCTTTCGCGTGATCGAGGTGCTCGCGCGCGAAGGCGTCGAGGTGAACGTCGCGACGGTCTTCGCCCGCGGTGATCGCCTGCGCGTCATGGGGCATTCGCACATGATGCGGCTCGCCGAGTTGCCGTCGATGATCTTCGGCCGCGAGCAGCTGCACGCCATCGCGCGCGATCTTCGCTGGCGGAATCAGCGGCAGGTGGTGATCGAGCAACTCGGCGCGATCGCCAGCTCCCTGCGCTCACCCGGCTACGACGAGCAGCAGCTGCGCGGGCAGCTCGCCGGCGTGCTCGACTTCTTCGATCGCCGGGTGGGCGTCGACGCACGCGCGAGCCGCGCTCTCATCGAGGCCGCCGAAGAGATTGAGCAGCGCGAGGCGGGCAAGCTCGTCACCGAGGTACGCGTGCCCACCGCGCTCGTTGAACTCGACGACTGCATCTCGCGAGCGCCTGCGAAACTCTGCGTGATCGCCGGCCAGCCACAGCACGGCAAAAGTGCACTCGCCGGGTCGATGATCCTCGGCGCATGCTTCAACGACCCGAACCACCACGACGGGCTGATCTCGCTCGAAGACGGCGAGCGATGGCTCACCGATCGCGCGCTCGCCGGGCAGCTCGGCGTCGAAGTGCCCAAACTCTACGTGAAGGGCGCGATCTCGCCGCAGGCACTCGGCGACGCGATGCAGGTGGTCGGCCCGGTGCTCGAGCGCGTGCACACGTGGACGCCGCGGGCGCCGCTTGTGACGGAGGTGATCGACCACGTGCGCGCATGGCTGCAGCTCGGCGTGAAACGCGTGTTCATCGACCACCTTGGGCGAATGGCTCACAGCTACCGAAAGGGCGAGCAGAGCGGCAAGGCGATCGAGCGGACGATCGACACGCTCGCGGCATTTGCAGATGAGGTGAAAATTCCGATCGTGCTGCTCGCACACACCGCGCGGCCGGAGGACAAGAGCGACCGCGAGCGGCCGCCGAAGCTCTTCGAGATGGCCGGCAGCGCGGCGATCGAGCGCGGCGCCCGCTTGGTGCTCGGCGCGTGGATCAAGGAAGGCCGCACGCGCGCCACGGTGCTCAAGAACACCATGTCGACGGGCCGCGGCTCGACGCTCGAGTTCGAAGACGTGCCCGGCGCGTTCCTCGTGAAGCCCACCGGCGCGAAGCTGATCAATCTCATCGGCGAGCAGGCCGCCGAGCGTCGCGCGCGCAAGAGCGAAGCTGAGGGCGAGAGCGTCGAGGCGACGCTGCGTAAGCGGGCGAAACTGAAAGAGGCCGAAGCGAAACTGAAGGCCGCCGAAGAGGCGGCAAAACCGAAGCCCGAACCGCAGCCGCAGCTCGGTCTGCAGTTGCCCGAAGGTAAGAGCTGATCGCGCTACTTCCGGCGCGACGAAACAGGAGAAGAGACGTGGAGCTATACGCAGGCGGCACGGCTGTGCCGATTGAAAAGACGCAGATGGAGATCGAGCGGCTCGTGAAGGCCGCCGGCGCCAAGAACTTCTATCGCGGCAGCACCGACGCGAAGGCCTCGATCGGCTTTCACCTCGGCGATCGCATGATCCTCTTCGAGCTGCTGCTGCCGGCGAAAGACGAGATCAAGGTGAAGCGCCGCGGCTACCTCAGCCGCGCGAGCGATGAGCAGGTGAATCAGTTGCACCGCTCGAAGTGGCGCGCCTTGTTTCTCTGCATCAAAGCGAAGCTCGTGAGCGTCGAAGCGAAGATCGAGACGGTCGACGAGGCGTTTCTCGCGCACGTGGTCGTTCCCACCGATGAAGGGCGCAGCGCGCGCTTCGCCGAGATGGCGATCAAGCACATTGCGAACGCCTACAAGACCGGCGGCGCGCCGCAGCTGCCCTCGGGCCCGACGGTGCCGCATGAGTGACGACTTCAAGGCTTGGACGCAGCAGTGCAAGAGCTGCTACGCGCGGATCATCTGGGCGCGCACCGAGAAGGGCGTCGCAACGCCGGTCGACGAGAAGCCCACCGCGAACGGGCACCTGGTGCTCGAGATCGAAGACCCGCGCGACGCGCCGATCGCTCGCCGGGTCGGCCGCAAGACCGGCGTGCCGCGCTACACCACGCACTTTGCCACCTGCCCGAACGCGAACGACCACCGCCGAAAGAAGGCCGAAGCATGATCCGTCTGCTCGCTTATTTCGAGATCGCGCGTCGCGCCGCGGTCTGTCTGCTGCTCGGGCATCGCGACAAGCGCATCGAACCCGAACCGCCGAAGCTCGACGGCACGCCCGATCAGAACATCGTCGCGCTGATGCACTACGTCTTCGGCCCGACGATCCTGCAGTGCCAGCGGTGCGGCCGGTGCGTCTCATGAACGCGCCGATCGTCTTCGGGATCGACCCTTCGCTCACTGCGTTCGGCGTCGCGATCGCCGAGGTGAGCCGCGAGTCGATGTTCGACGAACCGGGCTTCACGTTCCGCGCTGTCGAGCTGCTCACGACGACGCGAGGCAACGAGGCGCGCCTGATGGACGCAACATCGAGGCGCTGCCGCGCGATCGCCCGGCGCCTGTCTGCGCTCGTCGCGCACTGGCGGCCAGTGCTCTTCTGTGTCGAGGGGCACGTCTTCCCGAGCGGCAAGGGCGCACAGAAGAACACCGTGCACGCGCTCGGGCGCGTTCGCGGCATCGTCGACACCATCGCCGAGATCGGCGGCACGCCGCTCGAGGAAGCGGTGCCGATGGTGCTCAAACGCAAGGTGACCGACGACCCGGGCGCCGAGAAGAGCAAGGTGCGCGAGGTCTTGGCCTCGCTCTACCCCGAACTCGAGCAGATGCTCGCCGGCTACAGCGATCAGAACGCCGAGAACATGACCGACGCCGCGGCGGCGATCTTCACCTTGTGCACCGGCGAGGCGATCGAATCGGCGCTACGCCTGGCGGCCGCCGGCGAGCTGAACGAGCGGTCGCGCCGGCGCTGGGCGACAGACGTGAAGCACCGGCACGAACTACAGAGGCGCGCATGAACGCGCTCGAGCGGCTCGCGGTGCACCAGCTCGCGCCGCAGCTCTACGTTACGCGGCGGAACGGCGGCCGCGACGTGGTGATCGCCAGCGGCAACGGCGAGCGTGTGCACGTCGAGGCCGCAGACCTTCACGGGTTGATCTCGCTGCTGCAGCGCCTCGAGCGTGAGAACCTGCAGACGAACGGGCATGCGAAGTGAGCCGCAACCTACCCGCCGACCTGGTGCGACGGTTGAACCCCTCGGCGGGCTTCACACGCAAGCGCGACCGCGATGAGCGTTCGACGCGCTGGGATGACCTCTGGAAGATCGCGGAGCACTTCGGCCTCGAGCACCGCGGCGGCCATCCGTTCGACCTCGACGTCTGCTCGAAGAGCGCGCGCTTCGCCAAAGCAGCCACGTTCTTCACGCCGCAGATCGACGGCCTGGCGCAGCCGTGGTTCGGCCGGGCCTTCTGCAATCCGCCGTTCACGAACATCGGCGCCTGGCTCGAGAAGGCCTTCTTCGAACTCAACCGCAGGCGCTGCTCGAGTGTGACGTTCGTTCTGCCAGCGACACGAACAGAACAATGGTGGTGGGCCGAATACGTCGAGCCGATCCGCGAGATCGTTCGGCCAGGCCTACAGTTGCGAACATGGTTCATGCCCTGGCGCCTGCGCTACGGAACGCCGAAAGATCCGCTCGCGCGTCAAGCGAAGAGCCCGAACTTCACGAGCGTCGCCCTGCACTACTGGCGATGATCTGGCGCGAGGTCAAGCGGTGCGATCCTGCTGCCCGCGAGATCGCCGATCGGCACTACTCGCGGCAGACGCCAGGCGCTCAAGAGTTCATGCCGCCGGGCGAAACGCTCGTGCTCTACGTGCCCGGCGCAGTGTGGGGCTCATCGAGGAACATCTTCCTTGGGCGCGTGCGTCTGCGTTGCTGCATCTTTCGCAACGAAACGAAGCTTCTCAGCTCGACGCTGATCGCTCGCGCGACCGCGCTCACTTACCGGCGCTGGCCATCGGAGCGGCTCACGACCGAGGTGAAGCTCGAAAGCGTGCGTTCCAAGAGAGATCCCGGTTACGCGTTCCGCTGCGCCGGCTGGGTTACGCTCGGGCGCGGCCGTCACCGGCGGAAGGGGGGGGGGACGCTGGTGTATCTGGCGGCGCCGCCGCCCGCGGCCCTCGACGAGCGCGGCGAACTCGTGTGAGCCTTAGGCGTGTCGAAACGGCGGATCAGGCGCAAGAACACACGGAAACAGCCGCGTCGCTCGCGACGTCGCGACCCGAATCGTACCGGCAACGGCGGCGTGCGGCCGCCGCTTGAGACGCGCTGGCAGAAGGGCTACTGCCCGAACCCGAAGGGCCGGCCGCCGCTGCCCGACGAGTTTCGAAAGCGCTGTGCGTCGCTCGTCGACGAGCTCGTGATCCACGCCTGGCAGCACGAGGTCGCCACCAAGGGCAAACATTGGATTCGCGCGAGCGAGCTGCTCGCGTACTACGGGAAGGGCAAACCGAAGCTCGAGGTGGAGCTGACGGGCAAAGCAACCGTCACCGTCGACTGGAAAACGCAACGTGACAAATTCCTTGATCGATTCGCTCGAGCCGTGGGTGCGCAAAGCCCGATCGCTGGTGAAAGACCTACGCTCGGTGCCGGCACACCAGCGGTTTGATGCGGTACGCGTCGCCGTCGACGGCATTCTCGAAGAGGGCTTTCCGCAGCGGGCGCTGCCTGAGGATCCCGATCAGTACGAGCGGATTTTCAGCGAATGGAAGATCTGGGCACGCGAAGAGCAGCTGACGCCGGCGGGCCGGTGGTCGACCTGGCTGATTCAGGCCGGCCGCGGTTGGGGGAAGACGCGCACCGGCGCCGAGTGGACGAAAGAGCAGATCCTCGAGATGCCCGGCTCTCGAGGATTCATCGCTGCGCGCACGATTAAGGACGCGCGAAACACCTGCGTCGAGGGCGAGTCAGGGCTGCTCGCCGTCATGCCGCCGGGCATTGAGTACCGCTGGAATCGCTCGATCGGCGAGCTGCGCTTCGCAGTGGGCGATGGCGTCGACGTGAAGCTCTTCACCAGCGAGAAGCCAGACCAAGCACGCGGGCCGCAACATCATTGGGGATGGTGCGACGAGTTCGCGGCCTGGCTGAAAGAGTGCTCGCTCTTCGATCAGCTGATGCTCGGGCTTCGGCTGCCATTTCCCGGCAAGCAAACGCGCTGCTGCATCACCACGACGCCGCGGCCGACGAAAGCAGTGCGCGCGCTGCTGAAGCGCAAGGGCCTGGTGATCACCAAAGGCCGCACGCACGACAACCTCGACAACCTGAACGAGGAATACCGCAACCTCATCGACAGCTACGAGGGAACGCGGCTCGGACGGCAAGAACTTGAGGGCGAGCTGCTCACCGACACGCCCGGCGCGCTGTGGCGTCGCGAGCTGTTCGAGCGGCCTGGGTTTCGCCGCAACCTAGTGAAGGAAAACGGCGAACTTGATCGCGCGCTGTTCGACTACATCGTGATCGGCATCGACCCGGCGGTGACTACAGGCGACGACTCGGACCTCACCGGCATCGTCGCCGCCGGCCGATACGCGAACCCGAGCACCACGAAAGAGCTTCTCGAGTGGGCGCTGAAACGGGCGATCACCGGCGAGCGTTACGGCAAGCTCGATCGCTACTGCATCTTGGCCGACGTCTCGGGCCGGCTCGCACCATCGGAATGGTCGCAGGCCGCGGTCGAGCTCTATCGCACGTGGAACGCAGACCTCATCGTCGCCGAGACGAACCGAGGCGGCGACATGGTTGAAGCGGTGATCCGCGCCGTCGACGAGATGGTGCCGTTCAAGAAAGTGACAGCGACGCGCGGAAAGAAGACTCGCGCCGAGCCGATCGCCACGCTCTACGAGCAGGGCCGCGTCGACCACGCAGGCGTTTTCGACTCGCTCGAAGATGAAATGTGCACGTTCAACCCGAACGACATTCGCGAAGGCGGCCAGCTCATCAAGCCCGATTCGCCAGACCGGCTCGATGCGCTCGTTTGGGCAATGACCGAGCTTGGCGACGCGCAGAAGCTGTGGATCACGTAGGCTGCGCGCATGCCGTGGATCGACGTCGACGGCTCGCCCGTCCACATCAACACCGGTCGAGGTCGCAAGGCGCGGCCGCTCACCGACGCCGACCGGGAGTCGCTCGCGGAGTTCGTTCGTCACGTTCACGCGATGATCGGCTCTGACGTGGCGACGAAGACTCGCGGCGGAAAGCATCGCGCGGCGCCCGTGTCGGAACGGGACTGCTGACGCAGGCTTCGTTCTGCATTCGCTGAATGGCCTGGTCGGCGGCGAACTCGCTCACGCTGCGCGGCGGTGAGTAGCCGTTCTGCAGCAGGCGGTTTCGGTGGTTGTTGATCAGCAGCTCTCGCAACGCAGACACGTGCTCGTCTGTCATGCCTGTAGCGACGACGCTTAAGGCGAAAGCTGAAAGCCGCAACGCAGAACGAACGCGAGCAGCTGCTCGACCTGCGCAATGGCGCCGGCGCTCATGTGCGGCCCTTCGTGGCGGCGCGGCAGCGCGCAGCGCCACACGTCAGACGCAAGGCGTTTCGGACAAACGGCCATGCCGCACGCAGCGCGCTTCGAATGGAGCAATCACCGCCGTGAACTGAGGCACGCGTTCGACGGCACGCATCGCAGCCGCACGTGACAGGTTGCCACTGCTCGCCCTCACCTCGAAGGCATGTTTCGGGTCAGGTGGCATTGCGTCGGGCCACACCGTGGCGTGCAGCAGCTTCACCCAACCTGTTTCGGTGTTCGCTGCCACGACTCCCTTGAGCGGCTCACCGTCGAGCCCGAGCAGCACTGCGCGCGAGCCCGCGCAACCGCATGGGAGGCGCACCTTCGGCGTGAGCAGCATCAACGTTTCACCGGCGGGGCCACCATGCGATTCATGGGCGGCGCGTCCTCACCGCGCAGGCGCTTCGCCAGCGGCGTGCACCTCGAGCACCCGTGCACTTCGCCGATGAAGGGGTCGACGGCGCCGCAGACTGGGCATCGCTCAATCGTGGCGAACTTCTGCTGTTCGTTCGGCATGACAAAGAGCATGCCACGCCCCCACCGGGGGTTGTTGCGTTGAGGCCACGAAATCGCCCGGGCATCCCCGCGCGCGGTCTTGACCAATTTTCCGCGATTTCTGGAACGCCTTGACACCGCACTGGTCACACGCGTAGGGTCGACGTGCTCGAACTTCCTCGGGCCCGAGAGGCGGAAAAGTGACCGAAAAACAGGCCGAAACGGCCTCTGTTGCACCCGAATTCCTGCCGTCGGAGGTTCTGATCGACGTGCCGCCGCTCACCGGCACGATGCAGAAGACCGAAGTCGAGATCGCCGCTGGCCTGATCACGCGCTTGTGCCAGATCGACGGCGACAAGTGGCGCGCGGTGAGTCCCGCCGACTTTCTGAAGCTGAAGGACGACGACCACGAGTTCTCGCACATGCTGCGAACGAACCCGTTCGCGCGTCCCGATGTGTGGAAGCTGATCGAGCTGGGGTTCGCCCGGTGGGTGGGCGAACCCGGGGGCGCGGTCGAACTCACGACCAAGGCTTTCGACGCGATGCGCCCGCGGTGGGTCATCACCTGGCAGGCACGGGCGAACGCGCGAGGCAATTTGCTCTGTGCGATCGCCTTCGATTACGGCTCGTGGTGGTGGCGCATCGTCGAGGTCATGGGCGAAGTTCACCCAAGCAGCGCGTTCAAGCTCGAGGCGCTGCCTTGAGCCCGCCAGCGATCGAGAAGATCCGCGAGGCGCTCAAGCGAATGCACCACAAGGCGATCGGCGAGGACGATCGCGCGTACATGTCGATCCCCGCGGACCCCGAGCGCGACGCCGACCTGATCCTCAGTGCGGCGATCGACGAACTCGAGCTGCTGCGCAAGCGCGAGGCCGATCACGACGCGGCGCGGGTGGCGATGGACCGCCTATTCGCCGGCGTTGATGGTGGCCTACCGATCGCCGACGCCGTGAAGGCTGCGATCGGCGACACGATGATCGAGCGCGCGATCGCCGTGCTGCTCGGCGACCCACTCGATCGCGAATTCGTGTTCATCTCGAAGGCGTTCGGTGGACGCACCACCGCTCGCGGCGCCCTGCAGATCAAGATCCGCGAGATCGAGAGCGCACGGTCGATGGGTGGGGACCGATTGGCCGCCGGCGAGATCGCTGTGCTCGCTGCCGTGGTCGGCGCTGGCCCCGATACGAAGACGCTGGGCGGGTTCGGCGCCGCACTCGTCGCGGCGGCAACGGCAGGTCGGCGGAACGACCTCACCCGGCGCATCAACGATCTCGAGTTCCTCGAGACGCCGCCGCGCGCTACTCAGGGCGCAAGGTGCGTGCATGCCCTCACTGGCGGCGCCGCGATGTGCGGCAGCATGCCGCCGCTGCCCGAGTGGCCGCCGCTGCATTCGTGGATCACCGAGGCCGAGTTCCGCGAGATCATCAGCGCCGGTCGCGCCCCGCCCGCGAACACGGAGCCTTGCCACGAGTGCTATCGGCGTATCGCGCACACGATCACCGGCGCCGGCGGGCCCTGGAACACCGCGATCACCCCCGGGTAGGCGTCGCCGCTCGAGCCGTGTACCGTGGAGCGCATGGGCTTCTTCGGGAACCTGCGTTCCGCGGCACTGGTGCTTTTCGGCGGTCCCGCGGTCGACTCCGCGCAGGGTCTGCTCGGTGGAATCCTCCCTTACGGCATTCCGCCGAAGCGCGGCACGCGCGAACTGCTGCAGGCCTTCAAGACCGTGCCCTGGCTGCGCGCCACGGTGCAGAAGATCGCCTTCGAGTGCGCGACGAAGACCGAACTCGAGCTGTGGAAGAAGGGCCCGTCGACGTCGACGAGAGCAGCTCGACGCGCGCTGCGCAGCTACACCGAACTCGGCGGCCTGCACCGCTCGCGCGCGATGCGCCGGCGCGACATGAGCGACGGCGGGCTGAGTGAGCTCGATTCGCACCCGTTCCTCGACCTGCTCGACAACCCCTGCCCCGCGATGAGCACGGTGTTCTGGCGCTTCGTGGTGCAGGGCTTCCTCGAGACGAAGGGCGAGTGCCCGATCGTGATCGAGCGCGGCACCGACGGGCTGCCCCTCGAGCTGTGGCCGGTGCCGCCGCACTGGCTGTGGGCCACGCCGACGAAGAACGCACCCTGGTATCGCTTCACCTGGCAGGGTTGGCGCAAGGATATTCCCGAGAACGACGTGCTGTATCTGAAGCACCCCGACCTCGAGAACCCCTACGGCCGTGGTTCGGGCGTCGGCGAAACGATGGGCGACGAGCTCGACACCGACGAATTCGTGTCGAAGCACATTCGCGCGTTCTTCTTCAACCGCGCGCTGCCCGACATTTTCCTCAGCGTCGAGGGGATGAAGGACAAAGACGAGGCGCAGCGGTGGGAGAAGGACATTCGGAACAAGCACCGCGGGCACGATCGCGCCTGGCAGATGCACGTGACGAACGGAAAGATCAACCTCACGCAGGTTGGGCAGAGCTTCAAGAACATGGAGCTGATCGAGCTGCGCAAATACGACCGCGACCTGTTCCTGCAGGTCTTCGGCGTGCCCCCGGAAGTGATCGGCGTGATCGAGAACTCGAATCGCGCGACCGTCGATGCCGCCTACTACAACTTCGCGCGCGGCGTGCTGCAGCCCCGCGGCATCTTCCTCGCCGACGAACTCACCACGCTGGCAAAGGAATGGGATGACGGGCTGATCGTCGTGCCCGAGTCGCCGGTCGCGGCCGATACCGCCTTTCAGCTGCAGGTGATGCAGAACAAGCCGGATCTCTTCTACAAGAACGAGTGGCGCACGCTCGCCGGCTTCGAACCCGTCGACGACTTCGAGGGCGAGTTCGCCACGGGGCCCGTGTCAGTGGCGCCTGGCGGTCCTGGCGGCGCGGCGCCGGCGCTGCCGGCCGGAACGCAGGAGCCCGCCGGCGAGAGCGACGAGGATGAAGAGCAGGAAGAGGCCGACGAAGAGACGACGCAGGGCGAACGCTCGCTCGCACGGCTGCGCGGCGCGGGGTAGCTCTGACAACGTTGTCAAAGCCCGCGGGGTGGACGGTGCGGCGATCCCGTGCTTCCCTCTTTGTCAATGGCGCTCGGTCGCAAAGGACAGCAGCAGAGCCGGCCGATCCTCCCGATCGCCGCCTGGAAGGCGTTGACCGACGACCACAAGCGCGCCGGCGCCGCGGTGGCCTTCTCGCCGGTCGACAAGGCGGTGCGGAAAGACGCCGGCGAGGACGGTCCGATCAGCTTCATTGCGTCGACCCCAGGGCAAGACCGCTACGGTGACGTGATCCTGGCCGAGGGATGGGACCTCACCCGCTACAAACAGAACCCGGTGCTGCTCTTCGCCCACAACTGGTGGGGCGTGCCGATCGGCAAGGCGCCCGGGATGAACGTGGCGAACGGCATGCTCATGTCGGGCCCGGTCGAGTTTTGCGGCGCCGACGTCAACGAGCTCGGGCCGCAGTGCGAGGCGGCGGTGCGCCAGGGCTTCCTCAACGCGGTCTCGGTGGGCTTCAACCCGATCGAGTGGTCGTTCACCGATGATGGCGTGCTGTTCAAGGCCTGCGAACTGCTCGAGCTGTCGGTGGTGCCGATTCCCGCGAACGCTGATGCGCTCGTGCAGTCGAAGGGCGCCGCCGAACACTGGCTGAAGGCGTGGGCGGAACGGAACTTCCTCGATGAGAAGCTCACGCCGGCGACGCGCGCTCTCGCGCAGGATCTCGCGGTCGTGTTCCGTGGCAAGGCGTCGGACGACAACGAGGGCACGCGCCTGGTCGAGGCGATGACCCGGATCGCGGACGGCCTGGCCGCGCAGCTCGAGGGGCAGCGCGAGTTGAAGGCGATGCTCGAGCCGATCGTGCGCTTCGCGGCGAAGCTCGAGGCGAAAGAGATGGGCGATCAGCTCGCCGATGCGGCTCAGAAGTTCTTGAAGAAGTAGCCACCACCCAACCCGAGGAACGAAGAATCATGTTCAAGATCGAAGAGTCGGACGACGGCATCAACTGGACGCTGGTGCCCGAGGGCAAGGCGGCCACCAAGAAGTTTCAGCGCCAGGTGCCCGACACCGACGCGATGCTGAAGGCCTTCGGCGACAAGCTCGGCGGCGTGGTGAAGGGCGCGGTCGAGGCGAGCGAGGCGAAGGTGATCAAGCTGCTCGACGACAAGATCGCGGCGATCCCCGCGGCGCGCACCAAGGCGACGAGCCACACCAACGGCATCGCCGACGCGGCCGCGGTGAACGACGGCGACCCCGACGCGTTCAACCCCGACGAGGACCGCAGCTCGCCGGCGTTCATGACCAAGACCTACGGCGCGCCGGCGAAGCGCGACATTTTCACCGGCCGCACGGTGCGCGACGCGTCGCAGGGCGGCGGCGTGAACTTCGCCCGCCTGGTGAAGGGTCAGGCGGTGGCGAAGATGGACTCGCGGCCGCTCGACGAGGTGCTGAAGGGCTGGGGCTACAAGTACGTGGCCGATGCCTTCAAGCACGCCTACGACATGCAGCAGAAGGCGATCGCGCAGCTGCGCGCCCTCGGTCAGAACGTGCTGCAGGACGGCGGCGCGGTGGTGCCGGTGGAGTTCTCGAGCGAGTTCATTCCGCTCCTGCGCAATCAGGTGGCGGTGCGACAGCTCGGCGCGCGCGTGATTCAGATGGCCAGCGCGTCGATGACCATCGCGCGGCAGAACGCGGCGGGCTCGGCGGCCTACTCGGGCGAGAACACCACGCTCGTGCCCTCGCAGCAGAAGCTCGGCAACCTCGTGTTGAACGAGAAGAAGCTCACCGCGGGCACCGCGATCTCGAACGACCTGATTCGCAACGCGGCGATCAGCGCCGAAGAGATGGTGCGCGACGACCTGGTGCTCGTCGTTGCGCTGAAAGAGGACTCGACCTTCATGTTCGGCACCGGGGCGAACGACTCGCCTCGCGGCATCGAGGCGCTGATCGATTCGGCGTACCTCTACACCATGACCGCGACCGACGCGAAGAACCCGAGCCTGGCCGAGATCAAGCGCGAGCTGGCGAAGGAAGAGCAGTTCCTCAAGAACGCGAACATTCCTCGCATCAACACGGGCCGCATCATCAGCCCGCGCACCGAGGCGTACCTCGCCTCGATCACCGACGGTCTCGGCAACTCGATCTATGAGAAGGAGCTCGCCGCGGGCATGCTGAAGGGCCGCCCGGTGGTCGTGACGAACCAGATTGCCGAGAACCTCGACGGCACGACCGACGCGTCGCGCATCATCTTCGGCGACTTCGCGCAGGCGCTGATCGGCGAGTCGATGGCGATGCAGGTCGATGTGTTCCCGAACGGGGCCTACGACAACGGCTCGGGCACGGTGATCTCTGGCGCGTCGCTCGATCAGACGTTCGTGCGCGTGATCGAGAAGCACGACTTCAACCTGCGCTACTCGAAGGCGTTCACCGAGACCAAGACCCGGATGGGCGCGCCGTAACGCGGCAGCTCCGCGAGTAGGGCTCGAGCTTCGCGGCTCGAGCCTCTCTCGAGGCGCTTCAAACCAACCCCACAGGAGCAGAGACAATGAACGGCGTTTACGACATGCAGAACATTGGCGCGGTTCTCGCGACGCGCAACGCTTGCTCCGGCAAGCTCACCGCCGGCGGCTCGGGCGATGCCGTGAAGGTGACCGGCAACACCATCGACCGCATGCCGAGCGGTGGCACGAAGAACGGCGACACCAGCGTGCCGGCGCCTGGCTTCCTGTCGTGCTGCCTCACCGTGGCCGGCCAGGCGACCCTCGCGGACACGCAGCAGCTGCTCATCGCCGCGGAGATTCAGGACTCGGCGGACGGGACGAACTGGAACACCGCGGTCGCCCTGCAGGCGTCCACCCCGGTCGCCAAGTCGAGCGGCGGCACCACGGAGAAGACCTGGGTGAACAAGATCGACGTGAACCTGAAGCCCTACGCGCGCTACGTGCGCTTCAACGTCACCCCGGACCTCGACGCGTCGGGCACCGACACCGCGCTCTGGGCGGCGGTCGCGACCCTCGGCGGCGCGGATCAGCTGCCGGTCGGCCAGGCGGCGATCCTCAAGTCGGTCTGAGCGCGCGCGGGTAGGGCTCGACCGGGGGCCTTCGCGCCTCTCCCCGGTCGAGCCTCTCCCGAATCGCTCAACCGAGAGGCTCACGATGAACGTTTTCGAAGCGGCACGCGTGTCTGACCTGCTCTCGCTGGCCGCCAAGTCGGCCGGTTCGGGCAAGCTCACTGCCGGCGGCACCGGCGACAACACGAAGGTGACCGGCACCACGCTTGATCGCCTGAGCGCCGACGGGGTGAAGCTCCACAAAACCGCGAAATTCACCTTCGCCGGGCAAGCGGTGCTCGCCGCCGCGGCCACTCTCGCGGTTGCCGTCGAGATTCAGGACAGCGCCGACGGACAGAGCTGGAACACTGCCGTTCCGTTGCAGACATCGACCGTCGAGGCGACCGGCGCCGGCGGCGGCAGCACCGAGCAGCCCGCGTTCGAGCTCAACGTCGATCTCGGCACCACCTACGCGCGCTATGTGCGCTTCAACGTCACCCCGGACCTGTCGGCCGCGAACACCGACACCGCGACCTGGGGCGCCGCGGTGCAGTGGGGCGCGTACAACCGCTTGCCGCCGAACTCCTGAGGCCTTTCGTCGAGGGGCGGGCAGTCGAGCTGCTCTAGGCGACGGAAGACACGGCGGGCTGGCTTCGGCTGGCCCGCTCGTGCTTCATTCGTGGCATGGCCAACCCGAACGACCCTCAGACCGATCGCGGCTACCTCGGAAAGGGCGGCTTCCACGTGCCCGACGAGATGAAGCCCCCGATCCTGCAGAACGGTGAGCACGGCTCGCTGTTCGCGGTGAAGCTGCAGCAGAACGTGCAGCACGAGGCAATGAGCTGGCACGCCGGGCAGACGGCGGGCTTCAATTTCGAGTTCGCGCGCGACCTGGTGAAGAAGGGCGCTGCGAACTGGTCGGACGAGATGCCCGACGACATGAAGAAGGCGCTGATCAAGCTGCTCGGCGAAGACCCGTTCCCGAAGAAGGCCGAGAAGGCCGCCAAGATCTAACCCACGAGCGGAAACACCCGCGGCGAGCGCGCGCAGCCGTGATGGGCGCGGGGCTCCACGTGACCGCGGAGCCGAGAAAAGACAAGGCTCGGCAGCAAGGCCTCGCGGGGTTGTCGACCGCGGGGCCTTGCTCCATTCTGAGTGCATGCCGCTTCCAGCGAACTCGCTCACGACGCTCGCGAACGCGAACGACGAACTCGGGCTCACCTCTGACTCGGGCCCGAGCGACGCGCGCGTTTCGCGGTGGATCGGCGTGATCAGCAACGCGATCGAGGCCTACCTCGGGCGCAAGGGCCTGCTGCAGCGCCAGGCGGGGTTCGTCGAGCGGCTGCCGGGCTACGGGCAGGAAACGCTGCAGCTCGCGCTCACGCCCGTCGAGCAGGTGACGTCGATCGTCTTCGGCTACCCGACGGCGCAAGAGACGCTCGACAGCAATCTCTGGTACCTCGACGACCCAAAGGCCGGGATCATCTACAACGAGAACGGCTTCACGAACACCGGGCTGATCATCAAGTCGATCGAGCCCTACCAGCAGCCCGGGAGCGAAGAGCGGCTCTACGTGGTCACCTACGACGGCGGGTTCTTGCTGCCGAATGACGTCGGTTACGGGTCGCCGCCCGCGGGGCAGACGATTCTGCCGGCGGAAATCGAACAGGCGGCGCTGATCGGGATCACGCAGATCGCCCGCGGCCGCGGCGTCGACCGGAACCTCACCGGCGAGCGCGTGCTGAACGCGCAGCAGCAGTGGAAGGAAGGCCGGCACCTAATCACCGAGGAAATGGTCGACCTGCTCGCGAGCTGGTACAGGCCGCGGTGATGAGCACGCACGACGTCCCCGACGACGCGCCCGAAGAGCCCGCGCTCGAGCTGCAGGCGACGGCCTCGAGCCATCTCGAGAACTGCACCTGGTGCGCGGGGCTTTGTGTGGTGCCCGACGCGAGCACCCAACTGCCCGAGTGCGTGCGGTGCAAGTGCTACGGAGGCGCGCCGAAGTGAACATCAACGCCAGGTTCACCGAGACGATCACCATCAAGCGGCAGACGAGTCAGTCGGCCGCCGGCGACCCGGTGCGCGGCACCACCATCACCGCGAAGGCGCGGATCGAGCGCGATCGCTCCGAGGTGCAGCTCGGCAGTGGGCGTTTCCTGAACAACGTGCAGACGCTCTACTGCGATACAGAGCTGCTGCTCGGCGATCAGGTCTTCTTCCCCGAGGACGACACCTCGAACGCGAACGCCTCGAAGACGGTCATTCACGTGCAGCGCGGCGTCTCGCTCGATGGCCAGGTGCCGTTCTACGCCGGCTACTGCTAGCGTCGCGGCATGGCCTTCAAACTCGAGCTGTCGCCGTTCATGACGAAGGACCTCGCGCGCCAGGCGGCGATCGAGGTCGAGAAGCAAACGCCCGGTCTCACCGCGCAGATCACCGAGATCCCCGACGTCGCGCCGGCGCCGGACGACGAGTCGAAGGTCGACGACCTCAGCGACCCGACCGGCGAAAAGCAGATGAAAACCGCCGAAGAGGCGCTCATTCCCGCCGACAAGCGCGGGTAGACCCGTCGCCCCTCGAGGACGTATCCTCGAGCGCATGGGCAACTGGACGATCGCAGTGCGCGGAGTGGGCTCTCACAACAACGGCCTGCCCGAGGACGCCGACAACCTCGCGGCCGAGCTGGTCAAGACGTTGAAGGCGAAGGGCCACAACGTGATCGACGCCGATTTCACCACCGGCGCGAGCTACTCGCTGATGGACCCGGAGAAGCACCAGGCCGATCAGCAGGCGATGGCCAAGCAGCGCGCCGAGCCGCCCGCGCCGCCTCCGACCGCGAAGTAGGGCGGCCGCGGTGGGCGACGCGATCACGGTGAAGGGCGTTGAGCAGGTGCAGAAGAACCTCGACGAGGCGAAACAGCGCTACGTCGCGAACCTGCACAACGCCCTCTACCGGCTCGGCGTCGAAATCGCGCGCTCGGCGCAGATGAAGGCACCGAGCGTCACCGGCTCGCTGCGCGAGAGCGCCTACGCCACGCGGCCCGACAACAACGGCAGCGTCGAGGTCGGGTTCGGCGCGCCCTACGCGGCGAAAGAGCACGAAGATCTCGAGCTGGCGCACCGGCACGGCGGTGAGGGCAAGTTCCTGCAGAACGCGATGAGCGAGGCGCTCGCGAGCGGGCTCTCGAAGCTGGCGCAGTGGACGAACGCCGGCGGCAGCGCCTCGAGCCAGGGGATCGCCGAGCGGCCGAAGTTCAACGACTCGAAACACCACGGCGTTGCGCAGGTTCTTGAGTCAGCGTCGAAGAAGTAGCAACGTCGGTGCTCGTCGGAAGCGGCCCGGCCGAACGGTGCCAACACGCAAACCTGTATGTCGCGGGTTCGAGTCCCGTCTCGAGCTTCGGCTCGAGTAGCTCAACTGGTAGAGCAACAGGCCCAAGCTAGGGCTATTCGCGCCTCGTTCACTCGGGCCGCTTCCGCCGTCGCCCGTCGACGAACTCCCGGGGTGGACGCACTCCGCGGTGCGTGCTTCTCTTTCCTCATGGCACTTCCAGCTCACCCGGCAGCGGTCTACGCGCACAGCTCGAGCGGCGCCTACTCGGGCCACGAGATCGGGAACATCGACAAGTGCAACTACTCGCCGAGCGTCGACCTGCTCGACGTCACCGACTTCAAGGACACCTCGGGCGCGAAGAAGAAGCTCGCCGCGCTCACTGACGGCAAGGTGACGCTCGACGGCTGGGTCGACATGTCCGACACCGCGCAGAACTTGCTGCGCTCGAGCATGGCGACCGGCGCCTCGGTCTGGGTGACGTGGATCTTCAACCCGACGGGCTCGACCGGCTCGAAGGGCTTTCAGGTGGAGTGCAAGGTCAAGAGCTTCACGATCAGCGGCGACACCCCGGGCGCGATCGTGTTCACCTGCGAACTCGAGTTCAACGGCGCGCCGGCGGCCGACAGCTAAGGGGCGCGCGTGGCTTCTGTCGCCTACCGGGCAACGGTCAAAGTCGGCGGCGTGCCGGTGCCGATTCACTCGGGCCATGGTGAGCCGCTCGCCTACGTGAGCGGCTCCGGCGCGACGCAGCTCTGGCAGGTTGTGAACGCAGCGCGGCGCATCTGGGATCCCAAGGACCCGATCGTTCTGTTCGACAACGACACGCTGATCGACCCGGCGAGCTACCCCTGGACGTTCAACTATCTCAGCGGCCAGGTGCAGTTCATTGGGTACACGCCATCGGGCGGCGGCACCGGCATCTCGATTCACGGGAGCTACATTCCCGTGCTCGCGATCCTCGAGTGCAAGAAATTCGATTTTCAGTGCATGGTCGACCTGCTCGACAAGTCCAATTTCGACACCGGCCAGGCGCGCTCGAAGCTCGCCGCGCTGCTCGATTTTCAGGGCTCGGTCGAGTTCCTGTCGCAGATCAACGACGACCTCGACAGCGGCACCGGTGGCCTGCAATCGCTCGAGAGCTACCTCGTCGCGGGTACGCCGCTGATGCTCGAGGTCGGCCTCGACGGCGGAACGAACTTCTTCCGCGTGTGGATGCAGCAGGACAGCGAGCAGGTGCAGGCCAGCTGCGAAGGTCTGATCGAGAACTCGCTTTCTTGGAAGGGCTCGGCGCAGGGCGCTGGTGCTAGCTTCTACCTCGGGACCTAACCCCCGGGAGAAGACCACATGACAGAAGAGCGCGCGGCGCCCTCGCTCCGAGACGAGATCCTCGGCGAGAAGACCGATTTCGACACCTTCACGCTATTCGTTCCGGCGCCCGACCTTCCGGGGCATCAGACGAAAGACGACGGCGAGATCGAGCTGCTCCCGCCTCCGACCGAAGACGACCTGCGCGCGTTCAAGGCGCTCCTCGAGGGGCAGGCCGCCGACGTCGAGGCGAAGGCGAAGGCGAACAAGGAAGCGACCGCGGAGATGCTCGACGTTGCGATGCAGCACGCCCGCGAACTGCGCGAGCGCGCCGCCGAGTTCGAGCCTTCGAAGTTCACGAAGCGCACCTTCAAGTTTCGGCGTCCGGTGCTGAAGGACCGCACCACGGTGCAGCGCCTGGCCGGCGTGAAGATGAAGGCCGGGCAGACGAAGAAGCAAATCGAAGAGCAGGAGATCGACAACGAGCGGTTCGTCGCCGCCGTCGCGATCGTCACCCTATGCGACGAGAACGGGCAGGCGCTCTTCGTCAAAGAGAACCTCGAGCAGCTGCTCGACGTGCCGGTCGAGGGGCTCGGCGGCCGCGCGATGGCCGAAGCGGCGCGCCGCTACAACGTCGCTGCAGGCGCGGGAAAAGCCTTCGCGAGGCGCCGGACGTCCGGTTCATCTTCGAACTCGCGCGGGAGCTGAAGAAGACGGTGCAGGAGATCAAGCGTCTCCCTCTCGAAGAGTTCGACGGCTGGGTTGTGCTCAACGAACTTGAGCTCGAAGAGCGCGCCAAGCGCGAGAAGCAGAACCCTCGTGCACCAGCGACGGGCCGTCACGGGCCGCCGGCGAGGCTTCGGAACGGTCGACGCCGGCGAATGCCCGACGGCACGCCGGTGGTCGAAAGCAGCGACGACGGATAGCCTGTGATTCATGGGGTTGAGTCTCGGAACGCTCTTCGTAACGCTCGACGCGACGGCCACCGGCTTCACGAAGGCGATGAGCGAGGGCTCGGAAAAGCTCGAGCTGTTCGCCAAGCACGCGAAGAAGGCCGCCCGAGAGGTGGGTGAGGTCGGCACGGTGATCAGCGCCCTGGCCACCGGCGCCCTGGCCGTGGCTGCGAAGCACTCGAGCGGGGCTTCAGAGCAGCTCACGCAGCTCGAGCGCGCCAGCACCGCGCTTGCGCTCTCGGCGGCGAGCGCTCTCGCGCCGGCGTTCACCGCGGCGACACGGGCGATCCAGGGGGTCGCGAACGTCTTCGCCAGCCTCAACCCCTCTCAGCGGGCGATGCTCGCAACGATCGTCGAGGTCGCCGGCGCGGTGGCGGTGGGTGCGCACGCGTTCCGAATCCTCGCGAGCGCGGTGCAGGGCGCCCTCGCCATCTTCGGCATGTTCACCTCGGGCATCGCCGCGGTCGGCGTCGGGCCGTTGCTCGGGATCATCGCCGCGATCGCCGCGGTGATCGCCGCCGTGGTGCTGCTGCACAAGATCTGGCGAGAGAACTGGGGCGGCATTCAAGAGAAGGTGCGCGACGTCCTCGACTACCTCTCGAACGGCTTCAAAAACTGGTTCGAGTACATCGCGAACAGCTGGAACGCGATCATCGCCTTCATGGCCGGCTCGCTGCAGAGCCTCGTCGACGGCATCGCCTCGATCATCAACAAGGTCGCCGATTGGGCCGACGCGCTCGGCTCGGTGTTCGACAAGCTCACCGCGATCAAGGGGCTCGGAACCATCTTCGGCGCGCCGGCCGGCGGGTTCCACGGCTTGGGCGCAGGCCTGCGCGGCGCCGGGTCGGCCGTGTCCGACGTCGGCAGCAACGTCGCCTCGTTCGTCGGTGACTTCAACACCTCGCAGATGGGCCGGAACCTCTCCAGTTCACTGAACACCGTGGCCACCGGCATCAAGGGCGCCGGCGGCGGCCTGGTCGACGAGGCAAAGCTGATGCTCGCGCCCGTCACGAAGTTCATCGAAGACCTGATGAGCCGATTCCAGGGCAAGCAAGGCGTCGCCGGCGGGAAGGGCGATATCGATCGCTCGCAGGAAGACTACGAGCGCGTGCAGCGGCTGAAGAAGATCGGTTACTCGCCGTTCGACAATCCGCTCACCGGCGAAAAGGACGTGATCAACACCGTGGCGCTGCAGCAGCTGCGCGAGCGGCAGCAGCAGTCGGCGCACCTGAACTTCTATGGCGGCAGCGCGCTCGCCTCGCGCCAGGGTGGCGTCGCCGAGGGGTTCGAGGACACGACGAGCCGGCTCGACAAGGCGATCGATGCGATCACCGACCGGTTCCCGACGCTCGGGCTCGCGATGATGCAGGCGAAAGACGCGGTGGTGACGTTCGCAAAGGACATGCTCTCGAAGGCCGGCGCCGCGGTGGGCCAGGCCGCGCAGAACTTCGCCGGCAAGCTCGGGAACCTCGGCTCGACGATCAGCGCCGGCGTCTCAGGTGCGCAGCAGGGCGGCCCGTGGGGCGCGGTGATGGGTGTGGTGATCGAGCTGTTCAGCCAGGCCAAACAGTTCACCGCGGTGATGAACGCCGCGAATGGCCAGTTTGCCCAGTCGCTGCAGCAGCTCGGGCCGGCGTTCAGCACTCTCGCCGGCGGCGTCAACGAGATCATCGGCGCGGTGAACCCGATCGCCACCGGCTTGCACACGATGCTCGCCCCGGTCTTGAAGGTGCTCGCCGGCGTGCTGAATCAGATCGCGCCGCTCTTCGTCGAGATCGGCCTCGTCTTCCAGGCGATCGCGCCGTCGCTGCAGTCGTTGAATTCGATCCTGCCGGTGCTGCAGCCCGTGTTCTGGCTGCTCTTCCAAGGTCTGAAGGGCGTGGGCCTGGTGATCACCGGCATCGTGTACGCGCTCGAAACCGCCTGGAACGCGATCCTCAGCGCGCTCGTGCAGGTGCTCGGCGCGATCGAACAGGCGACCGGCGGCACCTGGGCCGATGCGCTGCGCAGCTCCCTCGCGCAGTCGGCCGTCGACACGACCGCGACCTCTGACGCGATGAAGAAGCTGCTCGACACCACCTACGAGCAGGCGCAGGCGCAGGCGCAGAACACGGGCGCGCAGCTCGCGGCCGCCGGCGCCGCGCAGTCGCTGGCGAACAGCTTTCAGCAGATGATCACCAACGCGCCGAGCGGCTTTCGCATCGGTGGTTACGAGTACGCCGCCCAGGGCGACTCGAGCGGCGCGACGGTGATCAACGGCGACGTGATCATTCAATCGCAGGACTCGACGGAAAACTGGCAGAAGCAGCTGAAGAAGCAGACGCAGCTGACGAACTACCAGCAGACCGGACGCCCCTTCAAATGAGCAACTTTCTCCGCGTCAACGAGCTGGTCGCGTCTGTTCTGCAGGTCGGCGCGACCGGCGAACTCGAAGAGATCGGCACCAGCGACCGCGCGCAAGACGGCACGATGCGGATCGAGCGGCGCGCGTTGAAGGGCAAATGGCAGTTCAGCCTCGCCCACCAATCGGCCGCCGATGCGCTCGCCTGGCGCTCGCTGGTGCTCGGGCGCGGGCAGCACTGGGCGCTCGAGGGCTCGCTCTACGGCTCGAAGGGAACTCCGTTCACCGGCTCGGGCACGAGCCTCTCGACCACGCACGGCGGGAAGTTCACCTCGCACGCGATGAAGGTGAACGCCGGCACCACCGCGGTCGCGGCCAACGCGGTGAAGGGCGTGTCGAACGGCTTCGGCTTCGCGATCTGGTTCTACTTCTGGAACGGCTCGGCGTTCGATCACTACCTGAACGTCACGACGGCGGCGCTTTCTACGCAGTGGTACGTGAACGGCTCGCCCTCGAGCCCGTCGACGGGTTGGTTCGTGGTGAACAACAGCACGGGCACGCTCACGCTCGGCGACGGCAGCGACCGCTACTTCAGCGACCTGGTGGCGATGGATCTTCCCGGCGGCGGCGTGCCGGCGGCCTGGCCCGCGGCGCTCTCGGCGAAGACGAAGGCCTTCAGCGACCTGGCGCAGATTCAGGTCGACGGCGACGCGATCGAGGCCAATCAGCGCGCGGTGACGTGCAAGGGCAGCGTCGGCGCGGCGGCGATCGTCGGCGCGCTGCTCGGCGGCACCTGGACCGACAACGTGCACGTGCTGCCGGTGGTCTTCGAAGAGGTCTAGCCTTCGCGCATGCGAACGTTCTCGGCTGCAGAGCAGGCGCGGTGGAATTCTCGCGGCGGCGTGCGGCATCTGATCCGCGTCTTCGTCAAGGACTCTGGTGGCACCTATCGCGACCTCACCACCTACGCGCAGGCGATCGTCGGCGGCCTGAACTTTCTCACCTCAGGCACGTGGAAAGATGCGGTCGACGCGCCGGGACAGACGGGCTCATTCACCTGCAAGCGCGAGGTCGGCAAGCTCTCGCTGAACCCGCTGATCACCGCGAGTGCGTTGAACAAAGGCCTCGACCCGAGCGGCAGCTACGCGCCGTTGCTCGACGTCGGGCGCCAGGTGAAGGTCGACCGGGCGATTGTCGCCGATGATCGTGACCCTCAGAGTTCCGACTGGGTGCCCGCGTTTCAGGGCTACGTCGATCAGGTGAAAATCGCCGAGACGAACGACTCGATCACCATCGTCTGCAGCGACAACATCGCCCCACTGCGCGACACGTTCATCGAGTACGAACGAATTTACAGCTACGCGACGGGCTCGAGCGCCATCACCGGGCCCTGCGTCAACGGCTTGCGCGTGTGGCAGCCCGGAATCGTCGTGCCCGGGTCTTTCGGCAAAGACACCGTGGTCGTGCCATCGGAAGCGAACGCAACGGGCTACTGGTACGACAACGGCGACGGCAATGCGGACACGACCGCAGCGACCGAACCGATCTGGCCGACGACGCCAGGCGCTGAAGTAACCGACGGGCTGAGCAGCAGTCTTCAGTGGGAGTGCGCCGCGCCCATCAGCCCGACGGCGACCACCGCGGCCGAGACGGTCATGCAGTACGTGATGAACGACAACCTCACCACGCCACCGACGCTGCGCACCGACGTCTCGCCGAGCTTCCTTCTGCGCTGGTTTCTGCAGCAGCGGCAATCGGTGCTCGAGGCGCTGCAAGCGATCGTGAACTGTTTCGCGTGGGATCTCCGCTACCGGTACCACGACGACACGACGAGCTGGCAGCTCACCCTATCGGCGCCGAATCGCACGCCGGGCTCGGCTGATTTCACCTTCACCGATCCATTGGGCTCGGGCTCGAGCGGCAGCGAGGGCTATGCCTGGACGCAGCTCGACGTCGATATTTCGGGAATCCGGAACGCGATCCGCGTGATCATCTCCGACGCTTCGATCCTCGACGCCGCGGGCAACCCGACCCGGGTGGTCTGCGAGGCCGAAGACTCGACGTCAATCACCAAGTACGGCCGCCGCTTCATGGAGGTGAGCGAAGGCTCGGTGACCGGGGTGAACACCACGGCACAGGGCACAGCGCTCGCGGGCAACATCCTCTCTGACCTCAAGAACCCCAAAGCAGATGCCGCGTGGCAGTGCCCGTTCTTCCCGTGGGTGGAGATCGGCGATTACTACTCGTGGGACCCCGACGGTCTGCTGTTCGACACCGCGTTCTCTTCAGGTGTTGTCGGCTACGAGCACACGATCGACGGCAGCAAGGGCCGCACGGTAATCACCCTGCGCGGTGTGCCGTCGAGCGGATACGAGAAGTGGCTCGCGAAACAAGCCTATGTGCAGTCGCAGACGCAGCCCGACGTGCATCGCACCACGAAGTTCGGGCCCGGCCAGGTCGCGATCACCACGAACAAGAACGTCGGTGGGCAAGAGATCCAGATCATGCCCTTCGCGCAGATTCAGGGGCAGGCGGTCCCGCCGAACTATGAGATCCATGTCTCGAAGACGAATGGCTTCACGCCCTCGCTGTCGACGCTGAAGCAAGCCGGGCAGCAGCTGCACTGGAGCACGGCGCAGCTGATCCCTGGACAGACCTACTACGTGATCGCGATTCCATACGGCTACAACGAGGGGAAGCGGGTTCGCGGTCAGCCGTCGCAACAGTTCTCGTTCGTTGCCGGCCAAGCGAGCGCGCTGCACATCGACTCGATCATCGATCTGACACGGTTGCCTCTCAATGGCTCGTTCGAGACGCGCCTCGACACCTCTGGGATGCCGGACCACTGGACCGCGACGAACGGCGCGGTGGGAACGAACGTGGTGGTGGTCGAAGACACGAACGGCGTTTCCGGTGGTCGCTACATGAAGCTCGACACCGGGGCTTCGCCCTCGACCGCCAGCTTCGATAGTGATCAATTCACCGTCGACCCGCTAATTCAGTCGCGGCTGCTCTTCTGGAGAAAGATGCACGCGGGCAGCGGCAACAATTTCGCGGTGAACCTCAAATGGTACACGTACCTCGGCAACCTCATCTCGAGCGCTCAGTCGGTGTTCTCGCTCACCGACAACGTGGACACCTGGATTCAGAGCGAGGTTCTTTTCCAGCCTCCCTCTGCTGCGCGTTTCCTCTCGGTCGGCTTCCAGTTGCTGAGCGGCGCGAGTCGAACCGCCTACGTTGCGGCGGTGCAGATTGAGTCGATTGGAAAACAGTGGTGGACCATCGGCGGCGGCGGAACCACCGAAGACGGCGCGGCGGTGCCGGGCTTCGGTGACTCGTGGGCGAGCTCGAGCGGCTACGCCACGGTCGCCATGCGCCGATCGCGCGATGGAGAGGTGCAGCTGCGCGGCACGGCCTCTCGTTCGGTCTCTGGCATCGGCAGTGGGAACCCGATTCTCACGCTCCCGGCGGGCTGGCGTCCGCCGGCGACCGTCAACTTCGGCACCACCGCCAACGGGAAGTTCGGGCAGCTCAAGGTCGATTCGGCCGGCTTGGTCTATCTCGCGGCCGGCGATGCCGGCTCGCCTCAGACAGAGGTGGGCCTCGACGTGGTGCGCTTCCGCACCTGGTCGTGACAGGCGAGTGCAGCCCGACTACGGTGTAACCGAATGGCCACACCGAACGACGCAACCACAGCCGTGCCGGTGGTGGTCGACCCTGTGAGTTTCCACGTGTGGATCCTCTGCACTGTCTAGGTGGACCCCTTGCCGCGCGGCGGGTAGCGTCCTTGACAACGTTGTCAAAGGAGAGCACCGCATGCGGAATTACCTGATCGGCTTGGCGTTCGTGGTCGCCTTCTTTGTGGTCGTGGCAGTCGTCGCCGGGAGCTCGAGCGCGAAGGCCGACGAGATGCCGTGCCAGAACTGCCTCGTGAATGGAGTGTCGACCGCGCACGTGTCGAACTCCGACGCCGGCGGCCTTCTCGCTGATGGCGGGTGCTATGGGTGGTGCTACCCCGATGGCGGCCCGACGAACCTGGTGATGCCGCTCACTGTGGTCTCGAGCGCCGGCGCCAAGCTGTCGATGCAGTGCCCGAAGACCGCGGCCTTTCCGACCGGGCAGATCGTCTATTACGAGCCGGGCAGCGCCACGACGCCCCCCGACGGCGGCCAGGTGCATGCGGTTCTCGACTTCACCACCAACGCCGATCCGTTCGGCATTGCGCTGCGCTCGAGCAACGACCGATTCACCATCGGCGCACCCGATGGGGGCGGTTACGACTGCAACGTCTTCAGCGAGAGCCCGTAAGCCATGCGCAAGTATTTGCTGATCGGCGCGCTCGGCGTCGCCGCTGCAGGTGGTTTCTTCTTCGTCTCGAGCCGCGGTGACCTCGGCGCCGGGGAAAGCGGCCGCGTGCAGCGCATCGGCGGCCGCCGAGCTGCGCCCTCCGGTGGGCCGCAATGGACGATCGTTGACGGTCACGACTTCACGCAAGCGGCACCGGACCCGTTCTCGTTCTGCTCGGGTGATTCGCATTGCAAGGCGGCGCTGACGTTCGACAAGAACGGTCACACCGTGTGGCGCAAGAGCGATGGCAGCGCGCGCAGCGGCAACACCGACCACAGCGCGACGGCCACGCTCACGGGATTCGGCGCCTACGCAGGGACCATTCTCGGCGACCTCGACTCGCCCGAGCTCTCTGATCAGCCCGATCTCGATTCGCTGCTCGGCGGTGATTACACCGTCGTCGCGGTCGGGTATGGCGCAGACAGTACCGGCGGCGGTGGCAACGGGGTTGGGGTCTTCGTCGAGTGGGGCGATACGAATGGCTCGCTCGCCCTCTATGCCGGCCTCAACGCGTCGGGCACGCTCAACTGCAACGGCTACGAGTCGAGCACCTACTACACGACACAAGGCGCCGGCGGCGTCGAGCCGATCGGCAGGTTCGCGACCGATCCGTTCGCAAGCATGACGATCAGCATGTGCCGGCGAGCTGGAAACACCCGGGTCGCGCGCAGCAACGGAACGAACGGGACCCCGAACACCACCGCGGGTACTCGAGCCGTCCCTGTCGCCGGGCCGATCGCCGTCGGCGGTTACCACTACGCGATCAACCTGAGCGGCTACTATTTGAACGGGCAGCTCGTCGCGCTGCTCTTCTTCGATCAGTCGAAGTCTGACGCGTGGGCGCAGAACCTCGAGACCTCGCTCTGGCGCACGCCGGGCAACGTCGGTATCGGCGTGGGTGATGCCTGGGGTCAGGTCGATGGCACCGGCACAGTATGGATCAGCGCCCCCGCGGGCTACGCGGCGACCGCGGCGAACGGGCTGCACGCATTCGGGAACGATGACGGCGCGGTCTTGAAGAACGCGTGGGCGACTCAATCGACCGATCTTTCCACGGCAACGCAGGTGGGCACTCCAACGCTCACCGCCAGCGTCGACTACGGGCCCTACTCGCAATATTTCAATGGCGCGAAGAAGGGACAGCGCTTCTGCGATACGTCGGCGGTCGCGCAGCAGGGCTACGTTTCCGAAGAGATGGTGAGCACGCACAGTAGCCCTGCGCTTGCGAATCACTGGTACGCGTGCGCCTTCACGCTCGCAGCCGCAGACGCGGGAACGACCTTCGATCAGGCCGAGATCAAGGTTGTCACCGACGGCACCGCGACGCCTGATCACCTCAACATCACCGGGATGACCTACGCGCCGGCAGACAACGTGCTCATCTTCAAGATGACCGGCAACCCGACAACCGTGAAGTGCCAGCTCTTGCAGGGCACGACCGCGGCGCAGCAGGGGTGTGTGAACTTCTACGAAGGCGAGACCTCGGGCCACGCCGGACGCTTGCGCTACACCATCAACGACACCGCACGTGGCATCTCGCAGGTGAACAAGTTCTCAGCGGCGCCGGTGCCCACCGGGTGGAGCAACGGAAAGATTGAGCTGATTTGGCGGCCGCGATGGAACCCTCGCACCGCCTGGGCGAGCGACACCGACGTGATTTACCTGCTCGACGCGTGGAACACGATCGCAACGCATCGGGTGATCTTCATCCCTGGCTACACGGTCGCCGGTCGCACGCTCGTGCGCACGACGAACGACACCTCGACCACTGAGTTTGACATCGACACGCTCGATTTCGTACCCGGCCACACCTACGCATCGGCCGTGGTCTGGACGAAGGCGCCCGACGGCACGCACTGCTACGTCTACGCGTTGAACGACGAATGCAGTTCGATCGGCTGCGCTCACACCATCGTTGCCAGCGACGAGAGCGGCGCAGGCATTTGCCCGGGTCCCGCTGACTTCACCTCGCCGGGCTGCCGCTACGACACCTCGATCTGTTCAGACGTCGACCTGTTGGCCTACAACGTGTTCACCCGTTCCGATGGGAGCTCACATGCGCCTTAGCCTCTTCGTCGTCGCTGTCGCTCTCTTCGCTGTCGTGTCGCTGGCGGCCGCCCCAAACTCGCGCCGGCTCGATTGCCCGGCGGCGCGCTACACCGTGCATCCTGATGCCGGGTGTGATGCGGTGTGTCTCGAGATGGACGGCGGCACGCGCGAGTCGATCACCGATGGCTCGGCAATGTGCCCGCCCGAGCTGCTCGGCAAGCCCGGTCGTTTCGACCCGAGCAAGAACAGCCCTTGAGCTACCAGCAGCCCGACGCGCTGTTTCGCGATGCGCTCGCCGGAACGCTCACGCTGCCGGGCGGCGGCAGCTTCACCTTTACCGCGGGCACGAATCTGGTGAGCGGGCCACTGCGCGCGAGCAATGAGGGCACCACCACTGACCCTGCTGCTTCGGTGGAGTTTGCCGGCGGCCCACCGCCGATCCCCTATTTCGGGGGCGCGGGTACGAATGGCGGCGACCTCTATGAGGCGCGGTTGCAGGTGACCGTACGCAGTGCGCCGGACTCCTATGACCAAGGCGCGCAGATCGGGCTCGCGATCCGCACCAAGATGCACAAGGCGACGATCGCCGGCCTGCTCTCCTGCCTGGCGCAGGACTCCGCGCCGCAGTTCATTGGGCAGGACGACACGAAGCGCTTTCGCTGGCTGCTGAACTTCTCTGTGCGTTGGGAACAGTGAGCCATGCCGATCGGTGGTGAACATGCGCCCGGCATTCTCGCCCTGGCCTGGCAGCTGCTCGACAAGGTGCCGCGGTGGATCTCCCGCTGGCGCGATGCACGACGTCGAGAGCGACGCGAGGACCGCGACTTCGCGGAACGGTTGATCAAGGCGCAGGCCGAGGCCGAAGAAGAGAACCGCCGATGGGAGGCCGATCGCCAGGTGAGCGAGATGGCCTCGACCGTGAAGCACATGGAGAAGCAGATCGAGCGCCTCGAGCGGCGACTCGACCGCGAAGGCATCGAGCGGACGCCCTCGCAGGTCGACCTGCCGGCGGTGCCCCTCAATCCCCAACCCTCACCGCGGCCGAACCCGCGAACGCCACCTCGCCCACCGCTGTCAGACCCGGAGAAGAAGCCATGAGCCGCTCGCCGTCGCAGGTGCTCTTCGCTGTCGATGCGCTGCAGGTCGAAACGCCGGGCATCTACTGGCCGAGCTGGCTGAAACGCGCCGACGGCTCGTTCTTCCCGGTTACGCATTGCAACGGGTACGCGCAGGCGGTGCTCGCGGTGCTCGGGAAGAAGATCCCCACCATCAAGGCGAACGATCTCGTCGAGTGGTTCGGCAGCAACGCCGCGAAGCTCGACGGCTGGAACCCGTGCGAGTCCGTCGGCTCGCTCGCGCCGATCGAGGTCGCGCGGCAGCGCGCGGAACTCGGGTTTCCGACCGTCGCGGTGTGGCATTCGCGCGACGAGAAGGAAGATGGGCACATCGCGGTATTGGTCCCGGCGCCTGATGAGTTGGTCGGCACCACGATGGTCAGTGCCGCGGGCGCCGCGTGCTTCAAGCGCACGCGCATCGAGAACAGCTTCGGCCGCGACAAGCTCGCGCAGCTGCTGTTCTACACGGCCGATTGAAGCCGCTGGCGTCGCCGAGGGACTCGGGCGTACCCTGCCGGGCATGACCTCGCTCTACGTGCTGTTCATCGGTTTCGTCTTCGGCCTGGCGCTCGGGCCGATCCTGCAGCAGCTCGTCGCCCGAGTGCTCGTGCGTGTGCTCGGCGTCGGGTTCTTCCTCACCGCTCTCGCAGCGTTCGCGCAGACGGCGCCCGCCTCGAGCTCAACTGAGCCCGCCTGGCTCTCGGCGGTGCTGACTCAGGCCTGGCCGATCATCCTGGTGGTAATCGTTCTGCCCGCGCTCGGATGGCTGTCGATCACCGGCCTGCCGAAGCTCGACGCGATTCTCGTCGCGCACCGCGACTCGAAGACCGCTGGCGCTGCGGAAAAGACCTTTTACGCGGCGATGCTGCCCGTGAATCACTTGCTCGAGCAGTTCGTCGCGGCCGGCCTGGCAGACCTGAAGGCCAACCCGAGCAAGACGCCGCAGCAGGCCGCGGCCGCGCTCGCCTCCGACGCGAAGGCGGTGCTCGGCGCCGATGGAGCTGCAGCGCTCAAAGACGAGGCCGGCGTCGGCGCCGATGCGCTCACGACCTACGTGACGCACGCGCTCGCCACCAAGATCACCGACGCGCAGGCCAGTGCCGCGGCGGCCGCCGGCGACAAGGTGACCACCGCGGTCGCCGCGAAGCCGCTCACCGACGTCGCCGCCGGGCTCGCCGCCGGACCCGCCAAGTCGTGAAGCAGCTTCTCGTCGTTGGAGCACTCGTGCTGTTCGGGTGCGTCGGACCTCGAGCCGTCGCCCCGAGCAGCTCGACGGCGCCGGCGTCGCCGACACCAGGTTACCCGGGTGATGCGCCGCTACTCGAGGCGGGCAAGCCGGCGCCGTTCGACTGCGTTTGCCTGAACGATCCCAAGGCGCGGGAGTGGTACGCCGCGCCGCAGAAGTGTCGGGCCGAACTCGAGAGCTACAAGACCACGAACAAGGCGGCGATCTTCGGCGTGGTGGGCGGCGCGGTGGCAGCCGTCGCCCTGGCTCTGACGCTCGGATACGAGCTCGGCCGGGCCACGAAGTGAACTGCTCGAGCAGCGACGCGGTATTCTGACCGCCGTGCCCGGGGCACCACCTGCTCTACCCGAAGCGCTGTGGTTCGCCGGCCCGCTGCCGCATGTCTTTCACGCGTTCTTCGTCGAGCCACAGCTCGATTCCGTCTCGGTGTGCGGCCGCATTCGCGTCGAGGCCTGCGCAGACGAGCCGGCCAGGCCAGGGCCGCACCCGCGGCGCCGTTGCCCCTGCTGCCGCAAAGTCCTCAGGCCCGGCGTCTAGGGCGCTTCGCCCAATGCCACTCCCACCACCGGCCGCCTGCGGGTAGGTGGACGCCCTCGAGATCCGCCAGGCCGGGCGCTCCGCGCGGGAGCACCAGGCAGCGCAACGAGCGGCCCTTCACGGAGATCACCAGGTAGCGCCCGCCGGTCTTGAACTGCAGCCCGTCACCTACCGAGGGCATCGGCGAACCGCGGATCACCCGCGTGCGCACCTCTTCGCCCACCGCCGTCATTCGGGGAGCTCCGGTAGACCGGCGAGGCGAGCGGCGCACCACTCCGCGGCCTGCCGATCGTCGGCGTGCGTGTAGCCGCAGAGCGGACAGACATGCGCCATCAGGTCGAGGACCTTCAGTTCGCGCCGCGCGAACTTCTCGATCGCGTGCGCAGTGCGTGCGAGAACCCGCCGGCGGCCGAGCTGCAGTGCCCTCTTGTTCCCGATCGCCTCGGCGATTCGCACCTTCGGCAGGCCGGCCGCGAGCAACTTGCGCACCAGGCGCCACGTGGGCCGCGCCGGCACCACGGCATGATCGGCGATCGCCGCGGGCGTCACCCCGAGGATCCGGCGCAGCGTGCTCGAGCGCACCTGCAGCCGCTCGCCGCGCAGCACCTCGGCGAGCGTCGAGCGCGCCACGCCGGCGGCATCGGCCACCGACTTGTAGCCGACGCCAGCGCGACCGAGCGCACGCACGTGCTCGGTCGCCGGCCCCGCAAGCACGAGGCGATCGGCAATCAACTCGCCGCGGCACTTCTCGCACCGACCACCGGGCGAGTCCTTGCGCACGCGCGACCCGATCGGGCAGGGCTTCCCGTTGACCCCGGGGCAGGGGCCCGCCTTCGCCGCGGTGGGCGACAGTTCCCGGGCGGCCGCGTCCGAGAGCGCCTTGCGCTGGTGATAGTAGAGCCGGTTCGCCTTGCGGCACTTCTCGCAGCGGCACTTCGCGCCGACGTAGCGCGCGCGTGTCCCGTGCGGCCACCGTTCGCCGCTCGGCATGTCGGCCGGTCTCACGCCGACCTCTGGATTCTGTGCCGTCGCCCGTCGACGGGTAGATTCAGACCGCGGGAGATCTCCGACCACGCGCGGCTGATTCCACCGGTGCCAGGGAAGGCGTCGAGCAGCTCGTCACCGGGAATCATCCCAAGCATGTCGAACACCCACGCCGCGAAGGCCAGCGGCTTGCGGCCCGGCAGCTTGCCCCACATGCGCGCGGGCTGCGCTGAGAGCCAATCGCGAACACCCGGGCGAGCTGCGCGGCCGCCGAAGAAGATGACGGGCTCCCACGCGGTGTGCCGGCCGAACGTCGCAGGCGGTACACCGATCGGCTTCACCCATGGCCCGACATGCACGCCAGGCGGGCAAAGCTCGAGCACCGAGCGCAGCGCCGCCTCGCTCGTCGAGAGCGCCCACCCATCGAAGCCGGCGGCCAGGCGGATCAGCTTGCTGTGGTCGACCTCGGCGCAGAGCCGCTCGCGCTTGTAGTAGCGGCGCGCCAGATTCGGGTAAGGCGGGTCGAGGTAGAGGAAACGCAGGCCGGGTGCCGCACCTGGCGCGGCGACCGTCGTTCGGCGCCGGCGTGCCCGAAAGGCGGCCTGGCGGCACCGCCTCGAGCAGAAGCGCGCGTCTTCCGGCACAAGCTCGAGGCGGCACCACTGGCAGGGGCTCACCGCTCTCGCGCCTCGATCCGCTCGAGCGCATCGGCGAATACCGTCAAGGTCACCGCGTCGCACTCGCCATCCCGATAGCGAAGTGCGAGAAGCGCCTTCGCCGCAGCCCTGAACTCTCGGATCGCCGAGACGCATTCGATCGTTGCCTGCGTCTCACCAACGAGCGCCTGGGCTTCAAGCTTCTGCAGTGTGGTCTGCCCGCTCACGCGCTCTTCTTCCCCTTCTTCGCTTCGGCAGCGTCGGCCGCATCGAGCGCCTTCTCGATCGCCTTCACCTCGACGCCGGCGAGCTTGGCCAGCTCGAGGTCACCCTCGTCGAGCGGCCGCAGGAAGTTCGACTCACCCGAGACGCGCGCGAGCAGCGCGACGAGCTGCCCGTGCGTGGCCTTCTTCTGCACCCACTCGAACATGCGCTCGTTCGCCTTGCCGGCCTTCACGTCGTCTGACGTCACCTCGCCGAGGTAGTCGCGGCCCTGGAAGAAGGCCAGGCGATAGGAGGTGTAGCCGAACCGCGGCTCGAGCAGGTGCACGAGCACCGCGCGCAGCACCGGGCCGCCGTTGCCGATCGTCTTGTCGATTTTCTCGGCGAGCTTCTTCTCAGTGGCGTCGGCCACAGCTGCGCGCACCTCGTCACTGTCGCGCTTGCGCTGCCCCTCGCGCTTGCGCTGCGCCTTTTCTTTCTTCTCCGCAGGGCTCTCGACGTGGCCGCCCTTCGCTTTGATGCCCGCGGCCCTCGCCGCCTCGAGCGCGTCGGTGCGCTTCAGCAGCTGAACGACCTCGCCGGTGGGCAGCTGCGTCGCAGTGATCTTCGGTCGCTTGTCCTCGGGCACCTTGTCGAGCGCGTCGCGCCAGGTCTTTCCCTTCGAGTCGAACTCGCTCATCGGGTGATCGACCTTCACCAGTTCGCCGGCGTGGCGCAGGTCGAGATTGCCGTTGTAGTCCTCGCGGAATTCTTTCTCGACGGCGCTGAACTTCACCACGTTCGCGCCCGCGGCCTGCAACTCACCGATGCGGCGCCGACCGTCGGCTTTCACCTTGCGATCGTAGCAGTCGAGATCGGTGCAGGTGAGCGGCGCGCGCTGCAGGTCTTCGAAGATCGCGAGCTGCCCGTTCCCGGCCCGCTTCGGGCACTTCGTGCAGCTGCCGGCGTCGGTGTCGAGGAATTCGTCTTTGAGGTCGAACGGCGCATCTTTCAGCGAGCGGCAGAAGTCTTCGTGCAGGATCTCGAGCCCGCGGCGCACGTTCACCGTGCCGCCGTCGCGCTCGGCATCGGCCTTCAGCTCTTTCGCCGCGGCGGCCTGCACCTGGTGCGAGGGAATGCGCGCGACCGCGATCGCGAGCTGCGCGGCGATTACTCCCGTGTCGAGCAGCTTGCGCCCCTCGGGCCCGAGATTCATCAGCTTCGCCGCGCGGTAGACCCACGCCACCGGCTTGCCGAGCAGCGCGGCCGCGTCGTCATGCGTGAGCCCGTGCCGCTTCAGCAGATGGGCGATGCTGTCAGCTTCCTCGAGTGGCGTGAGGTCGACGCGCTGCAGGTTCTCTTGCGAGGCCTGAAAATCGGCCGCCTTCTCGTCGAGCGTGCGAGGGATGCAGGGCACGGTCGGCAGCTCGAGCTTCAGCGCCGCGGCGAGGCGCCGGTGCCCGGCCACGAGGCGCCACGGCTTCGCGCCTTCCTGAGGGCGAATGATGAGCGGTACGAGAACGCCGCTCGCCTTCACGCCCTCGATCAGGTCGGCGATCTCGAACTTATTCCCGCGGGGGTTGTCGGGATTCGGCTCGATCAGGTTCGGGTCTAGCTGCAGGATCTCTTCGGCGGTCATGGCTGGTCTTCTCCTTGCTCGCTTGAGGAAGGCGCGGCGAGCGCGCGCATGGGTGAGCTGCGAACGCTGAGCTTTTTCCAGTCGGGCACGCTCTCGAGCGTGGCGTCGCCCACGGCGATCGCTGCGTCGAGCTCGTCGACGAGCCGAAGCACGAACGGCATGACCTGGCCGAGCCCGTCGAGCGCGGCGCGATCGCTCACGTCGTCGACGATGAGCCGCACGTGCGTCTTGAACGGGGGCTGGCAACGCAGCTGAATCTCGAACTCGCACTGCATGCCGTACATGGTCGGCCGGAAGTTCCACCAGAGGACGGCCTGCCCCTGCGCGAGCTTCAACCGACCGCTGATCGCCGGCCAGGTATGGTTCGCCTCGTGAATCAGCCGCGCGAGCCTTTCGCCGATGGTGCTCACTGGCAGACCACCGCGGCGCCGACGGCGCGGCGCACCAGGTCGGCCACGCTGCACTTCTCGCGCTTCGCGTCGCGGCGAAGCATCTTCATCGCGGCCACCGGGATGCGCACGGTGAGCTCGACCGTTTCGCCGAGGTTCGCAGCACGCATGGCTTCGGTGGTCCCGTTGCGCTTCTGCCGGCGGTAGTGCTTCGTGCAGAGCCCCTTCGCGCGCGCGGGCTGCACCTCGTTCGGTCTGATGGTCTTCGCTTCGGCTTCCTCGAGACAGGCGTTGCACCAGGTCGTGTTCGTCACTTGCGTAGCCTCCGGTTCTTGCGGCGTTCGATTGCGGTGCAGGTGATCACGAGAGCCTCGTGATTGAGAAGGCCGGCGCAGCGCCACCGCCGACGATGAACGACGAGCCGGGCGCCAGTTTGCGCGCGCGGCTGCAGAGGTCGAGGTCTTCGGCGTTCGCGAGCATGAACTCGTAGAGCGTGCACTCTTCGGCCTGGCCGTCGATCTCGGTGATCAGCAGTTTCGCCGGCGCCCGGCCGCCGCAGTTCGGGCACGAGGTGCGGCCGTCGAGCACCGTGAGCACCATCGCGTTGTGACCGCACGTCGGGCACTCGCGCGCAGGCTCGAAGGCCACGACCGCGGCGCCCGTGAACGGGTCGACCGCGATCGCAACCGCGATCGCAACGTCACCACCGCCATGCGCCTTCACGGCGACACCTCGGCGATCGTCGCCTCGCTCGACTGCTGCGCGGCCTTCTTCGCCGTGCGCTTCTTCGCCGCGTTCAGCTTCTTCGCCTTGTCGCCCTGGAACTCGCCGCACACTCGGGCGCGCAACACCGCGAGCCCGGCCTCGCGCGCCGCGGCCGCGTCGAAAGTCTCGGCATCGGCGATCGCGTTCATGCGGTTGATCAGCGATTCGGCCGCCGCAAGCCCGAACGCTTTTTGAAATGCCGCGTAGACGCGCTTCTCGGTGTTCCAGTGCTCTTCGAGCAGCTCCGCGCCGATGCTGGCGAGGTGATCGTTGAGAACGGCACGCGCATCAGCGATCGCCACCGTCCGCCGCGCGAGCCCCTGCCCACCGGCCGCCATCATCGCCACCTTCTCCGCGATGCCCTGCTCGTGGTTGAACTCGACGTCGAAGTAGAAACCGACGTCGAAGTAGTCGGTTTGAATGTCGCTCCGGTCGTAGTTCCACGAGTGCGCGATCGCGTTGACCTCGGCGAGGGCCTTCAGCGCGAGCACCGAGTAGAAGAGCACCGCCCTGCCCTTGAACGCGTCGACCTCATAGTGTCCGCGGCGATCGCTGCCCGAGCGGTGATCGATGGTCGTGAAGATCGAGAACGGCGCATCGGCGATCGTCACGAGGTACGACGCGTGATGCCGCTCGCGCAGGGTGATCCGGCACTCGTGCAGCGCGCTCGCCGGGTTCTTCGTCGCCGCCTTCAGCTCTGCGAGCAGTTCGCGCTTGCAATCGCTCGACGGCATGTAGCCGCGGCCGCCGTCCTGCCCCTGCGCCGCCAACCACTCAGCCCGCTTGCTGCCAACCTCGTTCGCGTAAGCCATCTGTCTGCCCTTCGTTTGCGCCGCGAGGAAGTTCGCGGCCACAAGGGAATAGTATCCATAGCACACCGCTGTGTCAACACGTTCGACGAAGAAAAAGGGCGGCCGAAACCGCCCCTCGGAACGCGGGGTTACCCGTCACTTCCAGGTTCGGGAGCGTCACCGAAGCGCCGGGCCTGCTCTTCGGCGAGCTTCTTCTTCCAGCCCTGCACGTCTGCCGAGCGCGGGTTCTTCTTCAGCGCGTCGTCGGCCTCGAGCATGCCGAGGGCGATCTCGTCGGGCGTGAGCGTCTTGAGGTCACGCCCGGTCGCCAGCTGGCGCAGCACCGGCACCTCTTCGGCCTTCGCCGCGGGTGCGGGAGCTACCGCGGCCTCGCGCTTCGCGGCGCCGGCGTTCATGTCCGCGCCGGCCTGCTCGGGCGACCTGGAACTGGCGACGGGCGCCGGCGGTGCGAGGGCGCGCTCGAGCCGCTCGGTCTGCGAGAGGGGCACCACCTTGGCCGGCTTCGCGGGCTCGGGCGCGTTGAGCACTTCGCCAGTGAAGGGGTCGACGTCGATCGGCGATTCAACCTCGTCGGGCGTGGTGAGCCCGAGGATCACGTCTTGCCATTCTGCCTTGCAGAGGTGCGAGAGCGCTCGAGCGCGCAGCATCGCCGCCGGGTAGTTCTGCCAGTTGTCTTTCGAGAGCAGCTTCGCGTTCTTGGCCTGCTCGATCGTGAAGCTCATCTTCACCGCGGCCTTACCCTTGCGCCGCGTCTCGAAGGTCGCCTTCGCGTCGGTCGACTCGATCAGCGTGAGGTAATCGCAGAGCGGGCTCGCCTTCACGAGCGCGCCGAGCAACACCGCCTCGCAGACGGCCTTGCCGTTGATCACCGAGATCGAGCCGAACGCCTGCATCGGTTTCAACCCGAGTTCGCGGCCCTTCATCATGACGATCAGCACGTCTTGCGGCTTGCCGATCAGGTCCTTCGGCAAGAGGCTCGACTTCGAGAGCCACTCGGCGAGCTGGAACGCCTGCGAGAGGTTCTCGGGCTCGAACCCCATCGGCTTCGCGATCGCCTGAGGCGGCGCCTCAGGTACGCGCCCGCTGTCTACTTCCTTCACCGCTTCCTTAGCTCCCATCGCTTCTCCTGTCAGTGCATGCCCGGTTGTTCCATCGCCGCGAGCGCACCGGGATCGCGCTCGAGCAGGTTCACGGCTTCAACGAATTCGCGCGACCACTGAGGCGAGAACGGGCGTTTGCTCTCGAGCGTCGAGGTGTGCCGCGCCTCGAGCGTTCGCAGCGAGTCGGCGAGCTGCGCGCGTTGCTTCTCGTTGGGCACCAGCTGCAGCAGCGCTTCGGCGATCCCGATGGCCTCGCGCGCGGCCGCGGCGCCGTCGAGCTTCGTCTCGGGCTCGTGCCTGCGCCAGTAGATATGCCCGTACTCAGGGTGTCGGACGCCGCCGAACCCGCCGATCAGCAGCTTCAGCCGCTGCACCGCCTGCTCGCGCCTAGCCTTCGCGCGGTCGACGCTACGCCCGGCGAAGAAGATCTCGCGCATCAGCGCTTCCATCTCGGGCGACGCGAGGATCAGCGGCTCTTGCTGCGCGGGCAGCGGGTGCAGATTCGTCCACCGGCGATCGAGGTAGCCGTCGAAGGCCTCGCCGCCGTCGGGCTTCGGCGGCACGCCGGCAAGCACGTGGTCGACCATGAAACGGGCGCTGCGCTCGTAGAGCCGCTCGAACGCGCGCGCCGAGAACTGCACCTCATACTCGGTAATCTGCCGGTCGATGGCCGCGACCACCGACCACGTGTGAACGCCCGTCACCCCCATGCAGTGCTGAACCTGTACGAGGTGCTCGACGGGGATCTGGTCGGTGCCCGGCTCGCCCCACCGCTCGCGTTCGCGCCAGCCCGGCGCCTTCACCTCGAGCCCGCGTTCGGCCTGGCGGAACTGCTCGAGCTGCAGCAGCTTCGCGCGCGCCAGGTCGGGCACGCGCGCGAGGAAGACCGCGCGGTCGGGCGTGGCGTGCACGTGCGGCCACCGGCGATCGCTCACCGAGTCGACGGCGCGTAGCCAACGCTGCCGCATGCGCGCCCACACGTTCGCCGCGGGCGTTTCGAGCTCGATTCCCCAGTGCATCGGCTCGTTGACCTCGACCTGGCGCCCGAGCACCTTCTGCTCGAAGACGTCGATCCGCGTCTTGTACGGGTGCAGGCCGCAGATCGCCGCGACGTCGCTGCCGCCGGCGGACGTCTTGCGCAACTCGAGCTGCCGGCGCGACAGGCTCAAGCGCGCACCGGGTGATAGCCGAGCCTGATCGCGTCATTGCCATCGCTGGCACAGAGTGCGAGCAGCGGGCGCCCTGGGTGCGCCGAATTCCATGCGTCGGCTTCGGCGCTACTCACGAGAAGATTCCGACCGCAGACCGCACATGCTGCCTCTTCGTGGGTCGTCTCGATTTCGCCGGAACGCCCGAGGGCGGCCTCGACGATGGCGACTATCACCGCGGCCTGATGCTGCTCGACACCCTGCACGAACATGTTTCTGGACATAGCAGGCACCCCTGACATTTCAGTCGAGCCCCGCGGCGGCCGGCGGCGGCACTTCGCTCTTGCGGCGGCGAAGCTTGATCTTCACCTTGCCCTCGTCGAGCTGCACCTCGAGCGGCGGATCGACACTCTCGTCGAGGTAGCGCGTCTGTTTGTGCTCGCGCATGATCGCGACGAGCTTGTCGAAGCTCTTGTCGCGTTTGCTCTTCGCGTCCCGCGCGACTTCGGCGTTGAGTTCGTCGGTGATCTTCGAGAGTCGATTCTTCTCGTGAAGTTCATCGCCGAGAGCGCGACGTGCGGTAGCGAGTTGGTTTCGCAACTGGGTAACGGTTCGTTCTTTGATCACGGCAAACCCCGGCGCCCCTCGCCGGCACACCGCGCTTTCGCACGATGCTTCCTGAGCCGGTTCGGGGCAGATGGAGTGACTTGCAACGTCGAGCAGGAAGACCTCGACGCCGCGCAGGGTGTCACGGCCGCCGGCGCGGCGTCAACGGGTCTTGTTCGGCTTCGGTTTAGGCGGCCCTTTGGGAAGACGCGGCCCGCGCATTCGCCAAGCGATTCGGGCGCGCTCATCGTCCCAGCGGCGTTTGGACTTCTTCTTCGCCGCGCGAACCGAAGTGACCCATGAGCGCCACGGGCGCAGTGCGTCGCCGAGTTCTGGGCACCAGACGAAGATCGAGAACCCTGCTTGCTCGAGGAAACTGAACATCAGTACTTGCGATTGGCGAAGCGGATCTTCGAGATTCGCTTTCACTTCAACGAACAGACGTTCGCCCGTTTCTTTCTGCACAAAATAATCGGGCCAGCCGCGACGGGAAAACACGAAGCGTTTGGCGTCGGCAAGATTCTCGAACTGCTCTTCCGCGAGCGAGGTCTTCTTGTGTCGCAGTTCAGGAGGAAGGATCGACATCATCGTCTCTTCGTCGTGTCGTTCGACTTCGATCCTGATTGCCTTCGACCCCGACCGCCCTGCGCCCTTACCACCCCCAGCCCACCCACCCCCGGCAATTTTGAAATATAGGTTTTGGG